TGGCTTTAGAATTTGAATCAACACACGAGTACTACCTCAAGGACGCAACAATGTGGTACTGTGAGGAGCACAGTGGATTGGTTATCAGTAGAGACTATGAAGATCGTGTAGTTATTGATGGCATTAAGCCTGAGACTATGCTCAAGTTTGCTCAAGGGATAGTAACTAAATCACTTGAGAAAGAAGTAACACCAAAGAAGAAGACTACTTCTACTAAGTAGACTCTCTCCTCTTGCCCATACGTGGGCAGGATGAGGGACTCACATCCCTTACCATCACATTACCAAGGAGGTTAATTGAATTTAAATAGTGCTGAACTTATACATCTCATTGGTAGATTTAACCATATCAATCTGCGTCCTGAGTCCTGCACTATGAGCAGCAAGGACGTACATATATTGAAGGAGAAACTACTCGATGAATATTATACTAAAGTTCAAGGACGCGGATACTAAACGCAAGAACAAAGGCAGACGTAAGCCACAACAATTACGCCAAGCTAAAGCTAGAACTAAACAATTAGTACGTAAACTTACACACACTAATTAACAATGAATCTTCACAATCACGCGCGCTTAAGTGACATTCCACTTAGGAGATTTGTCGTGCTAACTAACAAGAATGAGTACATAGTACAAGGTGCAGATAACATCGAAGCTGGCTATCGTGCTATCAATTTAGCAGGGTTACTCGATGAAGAACTCAAGGACGTAATACCTTGTGAAGACGAGGACACACGCAAAGTATGGACATGGAGCGACTATGAAGAAGAAATCTAAACAGTACTATCCAAACAATTGGAGAGCTGTAGCAGATACAGAATATGATTACTTTCCATCTATACCATATGATCAGTTCTATGCGTTCTATGTGGCTAATTGGTTACTACCTAGTAGTCACGATTGCGTAATCAGAGCTACATCATTAAAGACTGGTAAGGTTAAGGAATACTCATATAAGTATAGACGTGCTGCAGAGAATAAGATCAAACAGTTAGTGAATACACATGAATTTGTAGTGTGTGACCACGAAGCTATACATAAACTAACACCACACCCAGAGAACCGTGAACAAACGAACAAAGCAGATACGTCTAGCTGAGTTAATCAGAGACGTAGAGAATCATCCATACAGGAATGAATTAATTAAACTTATGGAAGAACAACTCATTGATGATGTAACCTAATGCCAACACCTGCTCAAATAGATGAGCAAATCAATCATGAACGTGATGCTATTGCTCAAGGACTTAAGAGACTTAGAGACAACACTAAGAACTTAGAAGAAAAGTCATATGCTTCAGCATCTATCTATGGTATTTCAACGATTGATGCCTTGTTGCCTTTAGTTGTTAATAGGATTAAAGAAACAAATCTACGAATACATAAAGGACATACAGGACAGTTATTTAAACAGATACATAAATATCTAGCTGATGTAGAACCTTTAGCTGCAGCTGCTATAGCTTGTAAGATAACAATAGATAAAGTCTTTTCTGTTAAGGATGGTAGTAACCAATTAACTAGAATATCTGAGGCAATAGGCAAGGCAGTAGAGAATGAGTGTCAAATGCGACACTATGAAAGACATGCTCCAGGTTTATTAACTACACTTAAGAAGAACTACTGGCATAAATCTATAGGTACAGATCAGAAGGTAGTAGTTATACAAACCTTGATGAATAGGTATGAGGTACAAAGGTGGGAGACTTGGGGAGCTGCTAATAGAGTTAGGTTAGGAGGTTGGTTGTTAGATTGTTTACTAGAGACAAGTAAATGGTTTGACGTAAAGATGCAGCAAAGAGGTCGAATGCGCCTCAATATTGTTGTCCCTACACCTGAGTTCATGGCAATCAAAGATGAGGTCATGTATAACGCTGAACTTTTCAGTCCACTAGCTTGGCCCATGCTTATTGAACCAAATGACTGGACAGCTGAAAAGCCAGGCGGTTACTTGCTTAACGAGATTATGCGCGGTCATGACATGGTACGTAGATCTGAGTCGTCATCTATACAGGGAGAAAAGCCTTTTGAGTTCCTTAACAAAATACAAAAGGTGGCTTATACCCTAAACCCTTTCACTGTGAAGGTAGCTGAAATACTTCAGGGAAAGGGTTTAAGTGTTGGTAAGTTCCAACCAATATGTCATCATGAGCTACCTAATAAACCTGTTGACATAGCTGAGAATGAAATTGCTAGAAAGCAATACAGGAGAGAGGCAGCTGAAGTATTAAATAAACAAGCTCAAGAGTTTAAGAAGTCTTGTCGTACAAGGATGACAATGGAGACAGTAGAACGCTTTAAGAATAAAGAAAAGTTTTACATACCTTGGTCATTTGATTATCGAGGACGTGTCTATCCTATACCTGCATTCTTAACCCCACAAGATACAGACTTTGGAAAGAGTCTGATTAGATTTGCTGATGAATCCTTTATGGATGATGAGGCAGAGCGATGGATTCGTTTTCAGTGTTCAACCTGCTATGGTCTGGATAAAGAAACTCTTGATGATCGACTCGCATGGACTTATGAGAATGAATGGTTAATAGAAAGGGTTGCTACAGATCCAATAGGTAATCTTCCAGAATGGGAGGGAGCTGAGGAACCATGGCAATTCCTAGCTGCATGTGACGAAATGTATCATTGTGTTATAAAGAGAGATCGTATTAGTACTGGACTACCTATAGCTATAGACGCTACATGTAGTGGTCTACAAATACTAGCTGGTCTAGCTAAAGATAAATCAACAGCTGAGTTAGTTAATGTAGTTAACTCAGATAAACCACAAGATGCTTATAAAGTTGTAGCTGAGTTAGCTAAACCTAATTGTCCTAAACCTATACAACCTTATATGGATAGGAAAACTGTTAAGAGAACAGTTATGACAATCCCTTACAACGCAAAGCCTTTCAGCAATCGTTCGTACATCAAGGACGCATTAAGAGAGAAAGGTTATATGCCTGAGTCTGGTGAGTTAGGTGAGACAGTTACAGCTGTCAGAGATGCACTGTCTCATAAATTCCCTGGACCAATGAGGGTTATGAAATGGATAGAGTCTGAGGTCAGTAAAGCAATTAAACGTGGAGCTAAAGAACTCCAATGGGTAACACCATCAGGTTTTGTTGTCTCTCAGAAAATCTTTAAGCAGGAATATGAACGGATAACCTTGAAAGTTTTAGGTCAGTGCAACATGAGGGTTGGTACTGGAGATAGTGACAAGGTTGATAAAGCAAGACATAAAGCTGCTACAGCTCCAAACTTAATCCATTCATTAGATGCAAGTTTGTTATGTCTAGCTGCACTTAGATTTAATAATCCAATAGCTCTCATACATGATTCAGTTCTATGTAGAGCTACAGATATGACAGAACTATCTAAGATAGTTAGAGAAACATACATGCACCTGTTTGCAGAGCATGATTACCTAACAGATTTCGCTCACCAAATAGGTGCGGAAACTGAACCACCGATTATTGGCGACCTTAAACCAGAGTCAGTAATTGAATCCACTTACTTTTTTTGTTAAATGTACACATCATTATTTGATAGCTTCTTTGCACCTACACGTGTAATTGTTGTCTCAGAAGAGAGACTCCAGCAAGCGGAAAGAGAAGCTAAAGAGAACCAACTAAAGAACATTGAGGCACGTATCAATGAGTTGACTGAATATAAAGAGTCAATCGCTAAGGAGCTTAAAGCACTCACACCTAGCGAGGCTTCTAAGTAATGAGAAATATCCATGTCACCCCTGAGCCAGTTGTCTTAGAAGGATATCAAGCTGTAATGAAGCCGAGTCAGTACGGCTATAGCTTAAGAGCTGTAGTTGGTCAAGACTTGATTGATAAATTAGAAGAAGAGAGAGTTGAGTGTCTTAAGTGGGCTGAGTCTAAACTCAAGAACCCTAAGCGTAGCTCTCTAAAACCAGAACCTTGGGAGGAAGTATCCGATGGCAAGTACATCATCAAATTCTCTTGGAGTGAAGACAAACGTCCACCAGTGGTCGATACAGAAGGTACTCCTATTACTGACCCTAATACTCCTGTCTATGCAGGAAGTACTGTCAAGCTAGGATTCATACAGAAACCTTACTTACTACGAGATGGTATCTCTTATGGTACGTCTCTTAAGTTATCAGGTGTACAGATCATCACCGTACAAGGCGGTGCAGGGATCGACACAGGGGACTTAGATCAAGCTGGTGTAGCTGAGCTATTTGGTAAAACAAGCGGCTACAAAGCTAATGAACCCAACGTAGAGGCAGCTGGTACACCAGCGTCGGTAGAAGATGACTTCTAATGTTCAGATCAGAACTAGAAGAGAAAGTCTCAGATCTACTGTGTGAATTAAATATTGATTATGAGTATGAGCCAACAAGGATACCATATGAAATACAACATAATTATTCACCAGATTTCCTGTTACCAAATGGAATTTACTTAGAATGTAAAGGCTATTGGGACAGTGCAGACAGAAGAAAGGTCAAGAATGTAGTGGAGCAACACCCAGAGATAGATCTAAGGATGGTCTTTCAATCTCCCTACAATAAGATCTCAAAGAAATCAAAGACAACATACGCGCAATGGTGCGATAAACAAGGCATCAAATGGTGCGCGTACCATAACATACCAATAGAATGGCTCACATAGAGAGCGAGTTTGTTAGGCATACAGCATGTGAAAATTGTGGCAGTAGTGATGCTAAGTCTGAGTATTCAGATGGACATACCTACTGCTTTGTATGTCACACCCGTACTCCTGGGAATGGAGAAAATCATCACAATCACGAAATGTCAACCAATGTACAACTCAAAGGATCTGCCGTACGGCTGCAACGTAGAGGAATCAGTGAGGCGACAAACCAAAAGTATAAAATCTTCAGAGATGGAGAACTCCTACGCTTCCATTATTTCACAAGCGATGGACTACTTCAAGGAGCGAAGGTAAAAACTAAACAAAAGGATTTCTATTATGAAGGGAACAGTACTGATACTTTGTTTGGTCAGCATTTATTTCCTAGTAGCGGTAAACGGATCATTGTTTATGAAGGTGAATTAGACGCTGCCTCAGGTTACGAGGCAATGACAGGTTGGCCACACGTATCGCTACCACATGGAGCTGCCAGTGCCAAGAAAGATATACAGAAACAATACGATTTATTCCAAGGCTATGAGGAAATTGTTCTCTTCTTTGATGGAGATGAGGCTGGAAGAAAAGCAGCGGAAGATGCTGCAAGCGTATTACCACCAGGGAAGACAAAAATTGCAAGGCTCAACACCTATAAAGACGCTTCAGAAGCTCTGCAAGCGAATGATGCGGAAGCAATAAGAAAAGCTATATGGGATGCAAAGCCATATCAACCTGATGGTATAGTAGATGCTAAGACATTACTTAAAGAAGTAACCACCCCACAAAAAGAATCAGATTATGACTACCCATACGAAGGACTTAATAGGAAATTACGAGGGATCAGGCGATCATCACTTATTACTTTTACTTCAGGAACTGGCCAAGGAAAATCAACCATCACCCGTGAGATCGCAACTCACCTTCTCAACAAGGGTGAACGGGTTGGGTTCTTGGACCTTGAAGCCTCCAACAGACAAACAGCTTTAGGCTTGATGTCTACTGCTGTAGGCAAACCATTACATATAGGTGAACATAGTGAAAAAGAACTCAAAGAGCATTTTCATAATACCATTGCTAATTGGAACCTCTACATGTTTGATGGCTTTGGCAGTTTTGACCCGTCTGTGGTTTACAATCGGATCGAGTACCTTGCCAGTGGATTGGAGTGTCGCATTATATTCTTAGACCATCTTAGTATATTATTAAGTGGACTTGATGGAGACGAAAGGAGAATGATAGATCAGACGATGACTAAACTACGTAGCTTAGTTGAACGTACTGGTATTACTCTCTTCTTAGTTAGTCATTTAAGACGTACAAGTAATGACAGAAAATCACATGAAGAAGGAGGTCGCGTGTCCCTCTCACAACTTAGGGGATCTCATAGTATATCTCAAATCTCAGATGCGGTTGTTGGACTTGAACGGGACCAACAGTCCAGCGAGGGAGGAAGCGATACGACTCTTAGAGTCCTTAAAAATC